TCGTGATAAATAAAGCATTTCGCAACTAATAATTAGTTGTAAAATACAACTGTGAGTTGTATTTTTTTAAGGATATCTTTTGTACTTCGAATCTGTTTCATGACAATGGGGGTTGTATCAGGGCAAAAAAGGAAAGGAATATTCTTATTTCCGGTATTTTAATTTTTGGTTCAGTTTGCCACCCGCCAATAAAAAAGGCGTGTAACTTTTACTGTATTCGCCTCTAAGGTACTGGTATACCCACACAACAAATAAGTAAAGCACACGCCATGACGTGTGCGTTTTTACTTATTATTCTTGTTGTGTTAAAAATTACCAGTTCTTAGAAGCAAGAATAATAGCAAACGCTATTTATATTTTTGATTTATCTTTTCTACTATTTACTATTGCATCCGTACATTTTAGGGATTTCGGATGTAAATGTAGTGTTTTTTACATATTGTACAAGCATATAAGGAAGAAAAGAAAGAAAAAAATTACATCCGGGGTTCAACAAAGGTGGATCTTCGATACAACACCGAACTGTATTTTGTCCAGATACGTTTATCCACGGCATCTGAAAAATGCGTTGCCTCCTGGGGCAGAACGCTGCCTTTACGCTCTGAAGATTTGTCTTTTTCAAACTTACCCTGGCGCTCGATGACCTTTGTATTATTCATGGAAATCAGCGTGTATTTACATTTTGTGCCGTTAAAGATTGTTTTACGGGGTCCCATATTGCCTTTGAGCAGGTTCGCCCATAGTAAATACTTTTCGTGCTGGGGCGGCTCCTGCCCTTTGTGCAGCCGGTGGATTACTTTCCAGCCGTTGCGGGCAAACCTGTCCGCTGCCTGCTCATTGTAGGGTTTCGAGTTTTTTGCATTGGGCTGGCGGCTGTCACCATAACGGTCATGGTAATACTCGATTTCTTTACACCCGTGATTCTCATAGTAAAGACAGCACTCATCAACCAGGTCGTCAATCATCACGTTCTGGGTTTCGTCCGGTTTTACAAAGAACTCGTTGATGGTACAATCACAGGGTTCTGCAATATTGGTGACAAAATTAAAATTCCGCTCCTGTGCAACGGAAAATAATGCAATTTTCGCTCCCCAGTCCGGAACAATCTCAAGGGGCTTGTTCGGGTCACAATCAAGGTCAAAGCGGCTGTCAGGCTTTCCCAGTTTTTTAAAATCGTAATCCGTCTTTTCTGCGAACGACTGGATAAAGGAGTCGTTCGTGGCATTATAATAGATGTGCTTCGCGGGATCAAGCTGGTAGTAACAGTCTTCCACTTTGTCTATCACCCAGTTTAAAATTTCTATCAGGAAAGTTAAAAGTGTTTGCTTTTTATACTCCCTTGCTATGTATTTCATGCCCAGATTGGTAATATTATCAAAAGCATTTGCAAGGGTGAATAAAATCCCGTCCTTCGAAACAAAGGGAGCAATTTTCGCCCGTAAACGAACAATCTCATTCCAGAGATCCTTAAAGTCTTTAAGGTGACGATTGAGATACAATTCTATCAGCTCGATCTGGAATTTCACGATACGGTTCCAGATATCAAAAAGCTGGATGCCTGCCTCGTCCTCGTAATACTTTGCATAATCTAACAACCAGCGCTGCTCCTGGGAGTACGGCATCGAGGATACGTACCTGAAGCCGTGATGCTGTCTTACCGGGTTGGGAGACTTAAACCCGAAATGCTCCTCATTGCCCCGGTTTGTCGGGGATACTTCCTGATCGTAACGCTCTTTATTTATTGTCAATGCCTCGTCTACCAGCTCACGGTCAACATTGGGACCACGGGCAGAACCGGCTCTGTCCTGGCTCAACATACGATAGCCGTTGCCCCCGGCAAATGAGATAAAGTTCTCATGTTTAAGGATTTTCTCGTAAGGCGTAAACCAGCCTCTGGGCGGCTTTCTCCCGATTACATAATCCTTATCCTTTTCATAGCCAAGTTCTTCTAAAAACTTAAAAGTTGAAGGCAAAGTCCTGGTTAAAAGCTGACCATAAGTCTGACCGGTGATTGAAGTCACGGCACGGGGCATGCTGCGGTTAATCCGGTTAATCTCCCAGCCGATGGAAAACGATTTTCCGGTTCCGCGACCCCAGATATCTACTTCAGATACGGCGTCATTGAGAACAGAGATTTGTTGGGGAGAGTTTAAACTGATCAGTTCGGTAATCATGAATTGAATATTTCTTCCGCCTCAGTATCGTTAATTTCTTTTGCAAACAATGCCCGGTTAAGTTCCTGCAGGGTATTAACCGGCAGTTTATGCAGGTCATTGATATCCAGCTTCACCTGAGTATTATTGTTTTGAACCAAAATATAAAATGCATGCTTTTCATTTCTTTTGGGATCGACAATTTCTTCCGGTTTATCCCCCAGTGCCTTGATCAGGTTTGCATGTTCCGAAGCTATCACCCCAAACGCCTTGGCAGTACCCAGGTTCCGGCAGCGTTCTATATTCTTCACGATGTCGTTGATTAACCAGCTGTGCCAGAAGTCAAAGTCGAAGGTGTGCAGGGTGTTAAACAGTTTTACGGCAAGGCGGATATCTTCATAAGCCTGTGTACGTCCGGTATCCGGATACTTTGCCCGCAGTAGTGCAACTGCCTGCTTTTGCATCGGGTTTTTCTCCAGTATCCGGGATGCGTCAATGATTCGCTCCAGTTGCTGTTTATGCTCCTGTGGAAGCGGGGAATTCTCCGGGTCTAAAATATGGGCTTTGATCAGCTCATAACGGTTGTCCTGTAGTGATTTCCGGCTCATAGTTTTGCTTTTATCTGAAATTCTTTCATCATCTGCTGGGCAGGACTGCTGCCGTTTAAGGCAGCCTGCAGGATTGACTGCCGGAGCACTATATCAGAAGCCAGCCAGCCTTTCATGTAGGCATTGAAAATGATTCCGTTTCGTGTTCGGATCAACTCGGTAAATTCATCCGGATCTGCTTCAATGTTGATCGCGATCTCCTCGGGTGAGTAGAACAGCTTTGCCATTTCTTCTACTTCTTCAAGTTGTTGCTTTGTCAAATTCATCGGATAGTATTTTGTAGTCAAAATCAAAAATTTCTGAATCTGTATGGATAATGCCCCTTTCCAGCTTCGGGTTGTCGGTGGCATTCTGACTGGTTACGACGCTGATCCTGTACTGATCATTCCAGATCAGTGCGACCTTGGCATGCAGGGAGGTACAGCGGTAATCAAAGCAGGAAGAGAGCATCTGGAAAGGCTTCGGACTCATCACCTTTACACGGTGATCAATCAGGACTTTCAGGGAAAGGATCTCCCCGGCCTTTAGCTGCCGAGAAAGCTTCTCGATGCTGTCCTGGCTGAAACTGTACGAGGTCATCAGCAGGTGCGCCGGACCGGTAAATTTCATCAGGTGCAAAATCAACCGTACAAGATTAAAATTTGCCCAGCTGTAGAAGTGTATATTTTCTCCCTTTACCAGTTCTTTGATGCTGCGGGTGAGGATGATATCCGGGTTTCCCTGAAATGACTTCTGTCCGGATTTACAGGAAGAAACCACAGGCTCCTGTTTAGGATCCTGTGGTTTTGTGCAGGTGCTGATTTCTTTAATATTAATCAGCACCCCGGGCAAGTTTTAGATTAATTTTCCCAATTGTCTCCTGTTTTGCCTGTATTCGCTTTACCAGTTTGATACGCTGGGCGCCTTCGGGCATCGGGTCAGGAGCATCCTTTTTGGAATCCGACTGGTATTCCAGCTGGTTCTGATCCTTGCAAACGGATGTTTGCAGGTTCTTTTTCATCTTTGCCAGTACCTCCGGATCATCCGGCAGCTTCAGTTCTTTTTTAGCTGCTTCAGCAGGGAAAAGTACGTCCATATCCGGCAGCGTTCCCTGAAGAAAGAAAGCCTCTTTGGCAGCGTATAGCTTCTCGATTTGAGCGGAACAGTTCGCCATCAGTTCGCTCAGTTCCTTACGCCTTGCAACGCTCTCGGGGGTGTTATCCTCGGGGACTTCTCCCATCTGCCCGTGATAACCTGAGCGTACACCCTGAAGCCTGGAGTGTTCCTTCAGGATCTTCTCGATTTCTTCAGGATAGGTTTGGGAAGGCTGGCTTCCAGCTTGAGATTTATCCGAAACAGCGTCTGCAATTTTCCGGGTGAATTCCGTGATATGTTCTGCACTTTTCGCTGAAGCATCAATAATTTTACTGACCACAGAGTCCCCGGTATCCTGATCTGTTAAATCGGTTTCCGGCTCCGGATTCTCCGGCATATTTTTCCAGTCGAGATTTACCGCCTTACACAATTCATATTCAAGCTTATCCCGGTAGCGATATTCCCGCCCGGGAAAGATACGGCTCATTTGTTTGTTTGGGGATATCCGGCTGAAAAGTCCTGCTCCTTCATTGTAGTTTTTGCCGCAGTAGTACCATTTCAGTACCAGCTTTTGTTCTTCTGTCATACCCATAGATTTTAACAGGAACCCTTTAGGATTCC